GCTGTGCCAGGCTGGCCTAGGCATCGGCCACCTCCTTTGCCGGCTCGATCTCCTGGTGGCGGGCCGCGATCGCATCGGTCAGCCGCGACCACTCGTCGCCACTGATCTTGTCCTCGCTCACCAGCTGGTCGATCCGGTCGCCATACCGGCCCAACTGGGCTACGCTGCCGGCCGAGGCGATATGGGCCGCGATCGTGTCGGCCAGGCTGGGCGCGGCAAAGCATTGCGACAGCGCGTCAATGCCCATTGGCAGTTCGCCGGGCAGACCGTAGCGGTTCTTGGCATCCCAGGCTGCCGTCCGCTCGGCGTACATGACCCGCTCTTTGCCGCGGCCCTTCTTGCGGCCGTCGGCACCCTCGACAAGCTTGGTTTTGTAGTTGCAAAACAGGATCAGGTCGGCCCATTCTTTGACGATCGGGGCCACCTTTTTCGACAGCTTGACTTCGTAGCGGTCGTAGCCTTCGTCGAGGTCGGGCGGCGTGCACCGCTTGACCTCGCTGTGGCCGACAAACAACACGTTCAGGCCGGCCGCCACCAGCCCGTCGGCCTGGGCAATCAGCTGGCCGAACTGCTCGGCCAGAATCCCGAACCCGCGGCCGTAGGGCATTTCGTCGACGGCCTTGCCCAGCTTCCGTTCCAGATGCTTCCGCAGCAGCTGCTCGGCCCAGTCGATCGAATCAATCACGATCGTCTCGAACCCTTGGGCGTCGCCGGCCAAATCCAGCATCGCCGATTGCAGGGCCAGCCAGTCGTGGATCACGACCCGGGCGCAGTCGATTCGCTTGCTGCCGTCTTCGGTGTCCAAGATCAGCGGGTTTGGCCACTGGGCTGCCAGCGTGGTTTTGCCGATGCCCTCGACGCCGTGAATCACCGCCTTGACCGGTGAGGCCTGCACGCCCCGTTCAATCTTCATTCCCATCGTGGTTGCTCCTGTTGTCCTTGTTCCAATCCGCAAAACACATCGCCCGCCAGATTTCGTCGCGGTAGATGTCAACGTGGTCCGGGGCCAGAAATCCCAGCTTCACCGTGCCGGCCGCCACCTCCTTGACGACGACTTCGACCCGACAACCTGGAATCACGACTGACTGCCCTTCTCGACGTTGCAGCACCAGCACTGGCGGCCTCCAAAAATCCGGCCGCCGGCGATCCCTCGCCAGCGACCGGCGCACCATCCCTGATCACCCGGGCGATCCATCGCCCGGTCGTGGTCCATCACCCTCAACAAACAACGACTCGCCGCGCTCCGCCCGGCGGGCCATCTCTTCAACCTTGGCGGCGGTGCCCGGCTCGGCCGTGGTCGGCGTGGCCGCATCGATCACCACCTGGATTTCTTCCCGCACCGCCACCAGCTCGTCGACGGTCACCCCGATCGCGTCGTAGAGGATCGTGCGGTCACCGCGGGCGGCCCGGGCGGCATAGGTCTCGCCCTGGTTCGATTGCCCGCCAGCCTTGGCCGGATCGCCGTACAAGCGAACCATGGCGCAGAGGTGGGCGTGGCAGCGGGCCACCCGGTGCAGCCAGCCGGCTAACTGCGGGTCAGTGCCAGCACGGAGGCGGGTACGACGGCCGGTTTCCACTCGTCGGCCTGTCCGACCTGCCGCCTTGCGCGTTCGGTTTGGGACCACTCGGCTTGGATCGCGTCGCAAAGCCGTTTGATTTCGTCCGGTCTGGGATCGTCCGGCAGCCGCTGGTGGCGTCGCCAAATCTGCTGTATGCGGTGCGAGACTTCGCAGGTAGTCAATCCGCACGCCGACGCTATCCGCTCTAGCGAGTAGCCTTGCAGCCTCCAGCTGCGAATCTGCTGGTCTGTCACGGTCACCTTCATCGCGGCCTCCTGTTCGAGGGGCCGCACCGGTAGGTCCGCGTCCTGCGGGCATGGCCGATCCCTCGCCTAGTCCTTGGCGGCCCGGCCGGCCCGTCCGGTCGGGCGTGACCACCCAAATGGGTGTCACGGGGGGCAGGATTGCAAAAATCAAATAACCGGTCAACACCAGTTATTTGATTGGCAAAACAACCCGATTTAGCGGGTTTTTTTGGGCAACAGGTCGGCCGGCTGGCAGCCGACCGTGCTGGCAATCTGGACCAACTTGTCCAGCGGCGGCGACGCTTGGCCCACCATCCACCGCCACAAAGTGGAACCGTTGATCCCGGTTTCGCGGGCCAAGGTGTTGCGGCTCCACCCGCGCCTGTCCAGCCGGGTTTTCAGGCGTTCGCCGAAATCCGACAAGGCGTAGACGGGGGGCCGGCCGCCTTCATTCCGAACGGTTTGTCTAACCGCTGCCATCCTGGCGAATCTCCGGTTTGCCTTGTCATCCCCGGCCGCCGTATGGTTGACGCTGGCCGAGGCGGCCAACCCTTCCAATCCCCAGACAGGATTGGAAGGGTTGGAAATGGCGGGGACAGGATGCCCAGAAAGATGGGGCATACCACCCGCATGACCGATACCAGCCGCACGCCGGCGGAAACAGCGTGCGAAGGCCCAAGCGTAATAACGCCGGCCTTCAGCATGGATGCGACCTATCCCTGATGTGGAGGTTGATGCCATGCTGCTGACAACGTTTCTCGATACCGTATACGTCCCGCTGAAACTCAGAGGTCGATCGCCAGAATCGGTGCGGTTGCTGCGACACGCCATCAATCAGTTCGGGAAGTATCTTGGACGTAACGCCACGTTAGATGACCTGGACGACCTGACCGTGTCGCAGTTCCTGACAGCCCGGGCCGCCCGGCTGTCTCCCAACAGCGTGGCCCGCGAACGGTCGGGCCTGCTGGCCTTGTGGAACCTTGCCCAAGCCCGCGGCCTAGTGCGGCTGCGGCCGCTAGTCGCGCCAGAGTTGATCCCAGACAAAACGCCGCGGGCCTTTACCGCAGACGAACTGGCACGCCTGTGGATCAGCTGCGGGCAGGTGCGCCGCTACGTCGGGCCAGTGAAGGCCAGCGTATGGTTTCAGGCGTTGCTCGGCGTGCTGTTCTACAGCGGCGAACGGATCACAGCGATTTTGCGGGTTGGCCGGGATCGTTGGCATCGCCCCTGGCTGGCGGTGCCCGCCGAGGCCCGCAAAGGCTCACGCAAGCCAGCGACGTACCAGCTGCCCGACCACGTCGCCGATCTGGTGGACCAAGTCGCCGACCACGATCAGCCGCAGCTGTTCTACTGGCCGGCCAGCCACAACGCCCTCCGCGAACGGTGGAAGACAATAACCCGCCGGGCCGGCCTGGGCGATGAAACCGACGTCCAGTTTCACGCCCTGCGGCGGTCCTTCGCCTCGCACCTGTCGGCGGCCGGCGGCGATGCCCGCGAGGCGTTGCAGCACAGCAGCGAAAAGGTGACCCGGCGCTACCTTGATCCCAGGATCACCCAGGCCGGCCAGCCGGCCCCCTGGCAGCTGCTGCCGCGGATTTGGCCGGGCGATGAACAGCCGCCGGCGGGGGCGGCCTGATTGACGACCTGCTGCCAATCGGCAATACTTGCGGCGATGAAAATCGACCCATCCCAATACATCACCTGCGGCCACGCGGCCGACATTGCGTGCGTGTCGCGGTTCTGGATGCGGCAGCAGGTCCAAGCCGGCAAGCTGCCGGGCGTCTGTATTGACGGCATCTGGTTTGTCTTGCGGACAGCCGCCGAGGGTTTCGAGCGGCACCCGACGGCCGGTCGGCCTCGGATGTCCAGGCCGGCGGGCCGAAAAAAGCCCTAGTTTCCCGGCGAAAACAGCAAAAAAGATTTTTTTGGTCAAGGGGCTTGCATGGTATTGCCGATCGGCTATACTAGGAACAGACGGGCACGGGAGCCCGCGACACTAACCTGGAGACGAAACGATGAACGCCATCAACTACGAAAAGGGAACAAAACTTTTTTCGAATCAGTTTGGGTTTGTGACGACTCAGCTGTTTCACCGCATCGACGCAGAGGGAAATTTTTGGATGCGGGAATGCGAGTGGTCGAATCCAAAAAAGTTTAGGGCTTACGAAGTATTTGAAACGGCTGAAGAAGCGTTTGATGACTTGATTGCTTCGGCATATCGTCGGCTCCAAGGGTTGCAAGAGGAAAAACAGCGGTTCCTCAAGGAGCAGGTCACAGCGGCTAAAACCTGAGCCGCCCAACGCCCGCCGGCAACGGGGCCGGCGGGCACGACGCCACCAACACGAAAGGGAACGAACGATGAGCAAGGCAACGAAGATCGGAGACCGCGAGTGGGCGTATCGCGGCGGCTTTATCGAGCACCTCGGGCGACGCGCTGGAATGCGGTCTGCGAGTTGGCGATGGGCGTGCTGCGGTGCTGGTGGCGTGTGCCGTTCTAAGGACGACGCAAAGACCGCGATTGATGCGATGCTTCGTCAGGCTCAATCAATCCTTGAATCCGAGGCTGCGATCTGCCCCGACTGGCACCTGTGCCGCCACGGCATCGACAACTGACCGCACATGGTGGGGCCACCCGGCCAGCCGACAGCAGCAAAACGGGTGGCATTTTTGGATTCTTCACCGCCAAGGAGGGCCAAACCATGAACAACCCCACGTTTTGGATTGAACTTGTGATCGTGATCCTGCGAGTGTTCGCCGCCGGGATGGCCGGCTAGTGCCCGTGCCGGGCCACCCACATGGCCCGCCTCATAGCAATGCGGGCTTCCACGTCGTTGAACCACAGCGAACACATTTCGATCACCACGGCCGACACTAGCAGGTCCAACACCCGCAGCGTCGTGGTGTCGGTCCCGAACCGGGCCTCTAGCATCTCGCGAACCTTGGCCTCGATCACGGCGATTGCCTCCAGGGCCTCGGGGCCGCAGTCGGCCCGCCGGCGGGCGATGCTGGCCATATGACGCTGGGGCCAGCACTGGCAGGCTTGGCCCACCACCTCGTCGCAGGCGTCGGCCAGGCCGTCCGCCTGGTGCCCTAGCCGCCGGCGGATTTCCCGCCGCAGGCCGTGCAGCGCGTCAACCACCGGCGCGTCGCCCACCGTCACCTCCCGCTCGCAGTCGTGGCCGGTGAATCTGTCGCAGGCGACGCGCCGGGGGTGGCACAATTGCCGTCAGTGCAGCCGCCGGGCACCACGATGACGCTGGCGGTCTTGCATTCGCAGTCGGGAGGGCACGGGCAGGCGACTCGGTGGCCGTCAGGCATGACGATGTAGCCGCTGCCGCCGCATTCGCCGCAACACTCGCCGTCAGGCCTTGGGGCCGGCGTCGGGGCATCGACGACAAGGCTGGCCCGGGCCGCCGACACGGCCGCCGCACACCGCGGCCGCTCCAGGTCGATCGCCGCCGGGTCGGCCGACAGCCAGACCAGCCACGCAATGATCCACTGCCACATCTCACCACCCCCGTTTGTGTTGGACTAGCCGATACCCGTCGTCGCCCACCCGGGCCTCGGCCGGCTCGTCGATCGTGTCGGCCGGCGGTGGGTCGGCCACAATGGCAATCCACAGCAGCCGCTTGGCGGCCCCTGCGATCCAGGTCAACCAAGGCCGGTCCTTGTGCGGCGTCCACGTTTCCTGCCGGCTGCCGGACCACCAGTAGCCCAGCACGAACGCCAGCACGATTGCAGCAATGATTCGTTTGTCGATCTTCATTTGGTATCCCCTGCATCCAGCCAACGGTCGTGGTGGATGTCGCGCCACTTGAAACCTGTTTTGACGTCGCCGATCGCGTAGCTGTCGTCTTGGGCCAGAATCCGCTCGACGATTTTTCGCCTGGCCCAGAACGTGCCATCAGGCTGGTCGGCCGGATAGCGGCCGGCGTAGCTGATCCACTTGGTGCCCCAGCTGTTCAAGACCAAAGCAGCGTCGGCGGCCTCGACGCCGTCGGGCGAGTTGTCGGCAAAGCGAATCCCGACGATACACATCTGGTGCATCCAGGTTCCGCGGGCCTCGGCGATGCCGGCCGCATTGGTGCGGCTGGCAAATCCCTGGTTGCTGGCGATCGTCACCGGGAAGCCGGCGGTGATGGCGGCCACCAGTTCGTCCCAGGTGCGAACCTGGACGACGTGCCGGGCCGGGTGTCGCTTGGCCCGCTCGTCGAGGCGTCCGTCGTCGCCTTCGCCGCCCGCGCCGTAGGCTCCCCATTGCTTGGCGCGGTCGCCTGAATAGGTCGTCAGGTCGTAGCCCAGATCGTCGAACGGCTGCCGGTAGACCACGCCCCAATCCCGCAGCCACCGTGCCGCGGCCCCGCCGTAGCTGCCATCCGACCAGCCACCGACAGGCCGGGCACCGTCGCCGGGCTTGCCGCGCGCCTCGACCCGGCTGCCGCCGTAGATCGCTTCGGTGCTCGGGATCAGCGGAGGCTCGGCCAGTTGGCCTAGGTCAAACGTGATCGATTCAGAACAGTACACCGCCGCGGCTGCCCCAAAACTGACACAGTCGCCTATCGATTGTTTCCACGCCGTAAAAGGTTTCCCATAGCGGGCCATGTGGGCCTTGTTCATTGCCCGATACAGAAACGTGTTGACCCGCTCGGCCTTGGCCATCGCCTCGGGGGCAGCGTCGGCAAAATAGGGCCGATCCAGTTCAGCAAGAAACTCGCGGACGCCGGCCGGGTTGGGCGTCCAGCCAAAACCCTCGACCGCCGGCGGAGGCCCGGGGCGGACCATCAACGAGGCCGCCAGGCCCAGCAGGAACACCACTAGAAACAGCCGCAGGGCCTGGCCTTCATTGCGTGACACGGGCGGCCGCCTCCGAGATGTCGGTAAACGCCTTCACCCACGCGGCCCGCTGGGCCTCGTCGAGCGGGCCGCCGCTGTTGCCGACGGCCGCCTCTAAATGCCGGGCGATGGCGTCCCGGGCCTGCGGCTGCCGCTGGCCGATCGACACGCCCCGGCATCGCAGCTGGCGGGCACGCTGCCGCAGCTCGTCGAGGGCCACGCCCGTTTTGAAAACCGGGTCTTCCTGCCGGCCGTCCCAGGCGATTTCATCGGCCAGCTCCCCGGTCAGGGCCGCCACCACCGCGGCGTCTTCGGCCCCGGTCGGCCCGACAAACAGGCCCCGCAGGTCGAGCGGCCCCGGGGCCGGCTCGGGGCCGGGGCCTGGCGTCACCGGCGACCCTAAATGCCAGGCTGCCACGGCCCCGATCAGCAGGGCCGCGGCGGCCACCTGCCGGCCGGCAATCTCAGGCCTGGGCAGCTTGGCTAGCCATTCTTGGACCTGGTGCCAGAGGTCTTTGCCGCCCAGGACCAGGGCGGCGGCAATGATCAGGGCAGCAGTCAGCATCAAGCACCTCGCAGCATCGGCAGAATCTGTTCGACGGCCCCGCTGGCCAGGGCCAACACCAGCGAGCGGACGCTGGGCCGGGCCAGCACCCAAAACGGCCACAGCACCGTCGGAATTGCTTTGTCCGCCAGCTCGTCAAACAACGCCGCGGCCGCCTCCATCACGACGGCCTTTTTCTGTTCGCCCGGCACGTTCAAGACGTCGACGGTTTGCACCGCCAGCCGCAGCAGGCCGACCAGCAGTTCGCCAAACTCAACCCAGGTCAGGCCGTCTGCGGCGGCCACCTTGGCGGCGGCAATGTAGGCCTTCGCAGCGTTGACGACGTCGGTGA